TGAATGTTCCACTTCAATACACCGATTAAGTTGTCTAACTTTTTATCGATAACTGTAGCTTCCATTTCGTTGTGGTCAAAAGGAAGATCCTTAAACCATTGTGGTAAACGAAGTTCGTCGACTGGATATGCAACAGAGTTGTATTCCAATGGATTGTTCTTCAACTTACATACAATAACCTTAGCACCATCTGTAATGCCCATCGAGTATTTGTCATCGAACATTCGTTTTAGTGTATTCCAGTTAATGCTTGCCCTAACGTGCCCTGGCATGTTTGCTTTACCTTGCTTTGCTTCCTTAGCTTGGTATTCAGTAATGTTGTTTGCACGTTTTGGACTGCCCTTTTCCCAACCTGGTCTTGCTTTGAACTTTGTTCTAAACTCACTAATAAAATCTAGAACATCTTGCTCATTGTGACCAGTTAGAACCATTTCCAAAACATCACTCAAAAAGTCTTGAATGAATTCTGGAGTATCTGAACGCTTAAGGTCCAATCCCATGGCTTTAATTTTACCAGGTTTGCCCTCAACGTCAGTACGCTTACCTTCTTTATCATAGTAAAGAACTGCGTAACGTTTCTTAGTAATAAACAAAGCCTTTGATCCAACGATTTCACGGCCTGCTTTAATAACTTCACCACGCGATTTTGGACAATGGAATTGGTCCAACATAAACTGCGGAAATGTACTGTTAACTTCTTCGCCAATTTGGTCATACAATGCTACTACTGAATCTTTAGTCCAAGGAATGTTCCCCTTGTCAATGTCTTTTTGTAGTGTCTTGTATGCTGAGAAATAGCAAGAGTCAGTGTCACCATAGATAATTGCTTTACCACGATAATCGTAATCACCAGTGATAATCTCATTAACTTTACCGGCCATGTGTCTAACAATTTGGCGACCAGTTAACGTAGTTGATTGACCAATGCGCTTATCAAAGAATCGGCAACCTGAGTTAAGAATAGCACCATACAAACTGTTCAAGTTAATCTTCTTAACTAACTGACGTTTGTCCCAATACTCTTCTTCAATCTTATTACCCGCTTTAATTGCTTCTTTTAGTTTGGCCTGCATCTCTTTACGTTCTGCATACCAACGCTTTAGCAATCCGGGGATAATACCTTCTTTTTCGTAAGTAAAGATTGTGCCGTTTGCACTTAACATCCAAGGCTGATTGCTTTCGAAGATTAGTTTATAAACTTCTGCTGCGCTAACAACATCGCTTTCACCATTTTCCCAATCAATAGTGATATCTGTACCAATCTCTTGGGCCATGACTGCTTCGTATTCAATAGTACCAAACATACCTTCCCATGCAGCACTAAAGCTCTTGCCTTTTGCCATTAACGCTTCAATAGCTGCTTCAGTACCGGATGTGCGTAATTGTCCAATAATAGTTTCTGGCCCCATGTTTAACGCACGAATGGCTGACGGATACAGTGAGTTAATATCTAGTGAGCCAACCCAATCTTGCAATCCTTCTTTGGGATATGCAACATAAGCACCAGCGGCTTGGCCTTCATCACGTTCGTCCATTTTAATGCGGTTTGGAACTTGAAAACCTCTGCGATGTGCTTCGTTAATAATAGCTTGTTCAGTAACAGCTACAGCACCCATTGTTGTTTGTAGCAATACTGTGTTTTCATGTGCAAGTGTGTTAGCAAGGTCGAGAAATTTTAGCTTCTTATCAAGACGATCAAGAAGCGCACAGTCTTGCCTGTTGTATTCAATAAATGTTTTAAAGTCATTATTGTATAATTGGTCTAAAGTGCCTTCGTACTGTGTCTTACGTTCGCCAAGCTCATATTCCGCAATCGCATCCAAGCGATAGCTATGGCGCTCTTCATATGTGTACTTGCGATACAATTCCAAATAGTCCATGTGTACACGACCAATCAAATCGTAAGTTACAGCATCTTTACCAAACTTTTCGTATTCGCGACGTTTTGGAAATTGGTTAAACAAGCACATGCGTCTTGTATCTTCTTTGCTTAATGCTTTAGTAACACGGTTAGTAGTGTATGGAATATCGAAGCCTTCACTGTTCCATCCACTTAAAATGTCCGCATCTTGAATAACATCAAGAAACGTGTCTAACATTTCTGCTTCTGTTTCAAATAACAGAGTGTTTGGAAAGTCCCTTACTGCTTCCTTGGCTTGCTCCATAGTCATAGTCTTTGGAGGAACAGCCAAACACACCATTGTTTCCATCCATTGTAGGTAGACAGCGATAGCAGTAATTGGCATAAAGGCATCGTCTGGTGCCGCGTAGCCACGTTCTGGATCGAAGTCCACCTCAATATCGAAAAATGCTGTATTGAGTTTTGGTGCGTCTTGGTTATTGTAGTTTTCGCTTAAACAAACGAAAATTGGGTTAAAGTCTGCTTCATACATTGCTCGTCCACTGTTAATGGACTGCTCTTTGCGAAGTTCTTTTGTACTTTTGCAAACAATACGGGTAAGTTGCTCACCGTAAATTGATGTAAATTTGCCCTTAGGGTCTTTAACATAGAACGTGTGGCGAATTGGGTAATCTCTAAACTCCCTTTCACCTTTTGCATTGCGTTCTACGACTTTGATAAAATCGTTCTCACGATCATACCATGCGTCTACGTAGCTCATATTATAATAATCTCCATTGCGACTTCCGGCTCGCAAAATACCTATTTGGCAGTTTTATGGCCTGCCTTACCCTATGCAGCAATATTTATTAGATACGTTTAGTAATATCCAAAATTGCTTCAACTTCTGCCCAGTCTTCGTTAAACTCTGACCAGTTACCTTTATGGGCAATCTTAATTGCTCTATTAATAACTGCTGGTTTGATCTGCAATTCTTCTGCAACTGCTTTAACAGTTTCTTTTAAGCCTTCTTGTAAGTCTTCAACTTCACGTAATACTGTAGAGCCTTCGCTAATGAGTTGTTCTAGTTTCTTCTTTTCTTCTGGGCCGTATGATCTTCCTGACATGTTAGTCTCCTATATATTTGCCTATTCTAAAGTACTTAGTATTAATCGTCAATGCCTTTGATATTTTTAAGGTAGAAAAACGGCACCCGAAAGTGCCGTTTTGTTTTTATTACCACTTGCTATTAGTATTTCCAGATTGTGGGAGGTTTGCAGGTGTTTGTGTATTATCACCAAGTTTTGGATTGTCACCAGATGGTTTAGCAATTAATGAATCCAATGGCTTACCGCCAGTGATTTGATTGATTTGATTTCTAATCACATCCAATTGTGCAAGAACTTCTTCATCTTGGCTTTGTGCCAAGTTGGACATTAGTTGTCCAATTTGATCAATTACTTGTGGATCAACATCAGTTGTTGTACCTACCTCAGCTGAACTTTGGCCGCCTGGTACTGTTGTTCCAGTTCCAGTACCACTGTTGCCGCCTGGTGCTGTTGTACCTGAGTTGTTGCCTAGTGCGTACCCCAATGCTCCTGCACCTAATGCAGTTTTAACTGGATTTCTAGCTAAGACACCGCCAGCTTTTGCACCTGCTACACCTGCTTTTGTACCAATAGATGCGCCTGGTTTTGCACTCTTGTATGCTTTAACGGCTTCTGGATTTGCAACACCGTGTGCTACACCTTTGCCTAGCCCTTTGATCGCATCCCAAGCCTTACCACCGTATTTTGCCAACCCGCTAATTGCGTCACCAGCCAAACCTTCATCAAGAACATACCACTCATCATTTGGTGTCAACTCATACAAGTTACCATCTTCAAGGATAAAGTATAATGATGATGGGTTTTGTGCTTCGTAAATTTTAGTTTGCAAACTACTAATTTGTTCAGCAACTGTTTTGCTTGCACCAGGTGCTTGTAACTTGGCTGCTGCAAATGTCTTAGGACCTGGAATACCATCTGGTTCCAAACCATTCTTTTGTTGCCAAACTTTCAATGCAGCTTGTGACTTAGGTCCAAAAATACCATCAGCTTCTGTACCGATAATTTTCTGCAATTGTGCAATTGCACCAGTACCAACTGGGTGCTTTTCTGCTTGTGCTGCTGACGCTGTTGGGCCACGTAAATCACGGCCTAAGTTAAACATATCCAATGCTACAGCTGGCATCCAACCAATACCTGGTACTAAGCTCAATGCACCTGATAGGCCAGCAATACCTGCACCAAAGTAGTCGCCCTTCTTAGCACGATCGTATGCATCAACTGCACCAAACGCTGCGCCAACACCTGGTAGTGCCTTGCTTGCAATCTTACCCATGGCACCTGTTGCAGTCTTAGCTGCACCTGCTGCACCCTTTGCAACTTTGCCTGCTAATCCACGCTCAACAGCATTACCTGCGGCATAAGCACCGCCAGCAACTGCTGCATCTGATGCATCTAATTCGTCTAATTGATATCCAAAACTTTCCAACAATGCACCTGCAATGGAACTTTCTTTAACTGGTGCTGCTGGCTTTAATTTAGCAACCAAGTCAGACAATTGCTTCAATTGAGACAATGCTGTTTCATGGCCAGCTGCGAAAGAATCATTTTCTGCACTAGCTGCTGACTGATCTTTAACTGTATCACCAGTGGCACCGCCACCTGTTCCCAATACGCGGTTAATCCAATCTGGTTTACCAATTGGTGCTGGCATTTTGCCATCCCATTGTTCGATTGGGGGCAGTGGAGGTGGTAAACCTGCTCTCTGGCGAACGATTTCATCTGTACCAGTGTATTGAGCAGCTTTTTCTAAACGTGCCATTGCAGCTTGTGCTCTACGATAAGCATATACTTTGCTTGGATCCATTGGTGCAGGTGCAGCACCACCAGCATTTACTGCTGCTAGTGCATCTGCATTAGATGCTGCTGGAGCAACCGTATCTGCCTCATCAATCTTGTTTAAAAGTTCTCTAAAGTTCATATTATTTTCCTGAATACGTCTAATTATGATAGTTTATGTGCTTGCTTATGTGTGCATTTTGGAACTACGCTGCCATCTTTCTTTTGAACACCAACTTGTGTTTGGTTAGTGTAACACTTACTAGATGATTTTTTTGGTTTAATCTTTTTGCTCTCGTCAATATGCCAGCCATCTGCTTTTAATTGAGCACGACCTTCTGGTGTAGACTTTAACATGTCCATATACTTATGAAGTTTACGGATTGCATCTTTTAGCACTTCTGGATTGTTCCATTCTTCTTCACTATGATGGCGTGGGCGGAATCCATGCAAATCTTTATGGAAGTCTGAATAGTACCCTTGTAAACCACCAATATCATATTGGTCTAACTCGTCAGCACTTTCTGACAAATCGCTGCTCATTATATTATCGTAGTCATCCATTGATAATGTTTTACCATCTTCACTCAATGCTACTAATCTTTCTAAAACAAAATGTAAATCCATATCTGTTTTAGCATCTTCTCGAGCAAATTCCATTACACGTAGTAATAGCGGCACGTCCATAGTAACTACATCAGGTTCATTATGACTCTCGTTAGACATAATTCCTGGACCACCAGGTCCTGGTTCAAATCCAGGATTTGGACTTACGTTTGGATTAAAAGATTCAGTACGCTCATTGCTTTCTTTCATCATTACTCGTTCAGCAATAGAACGTGCGTACTGATTGATAAGTTGCTTGCGATGTTTCTTTTCTTGTAACTGTTCTTCTTGTACTTGCTCGAAGTACTTGTCAATTAATGCTGGTCTTGATTTTTTAACTGGCGCAGGCTTTTGATAGTGCTGCATAGCCATTTGTACTGGCAAAGACACTTTATGAGGGTTTGCTCCCTCATTTAGTGTTGTTGCTGGTTTGTTAGCATCGTTGACTACTGACATGAACTTAGCCATATCAGCTGCGCCTTCTACAGGCTTTGTAGCGGCGCCATCTAATGCCTGTAGAATACGCTTCATGTCCATTGGATTATCCCAATAGGCGTTTTGTTAATGCACGGATTTGATCAGCTTCACTGCTTTCTTTTAAAACGTGTGACTCACTACGATTTAAACGTGCTAGTTGATCTTGCATACGGCTAAAATCTGTAGATTCCTTAACGGTCTTCTTAGCAGCTTTGATAGCCTTATCTACTGAACCAGCATGTTCTTCCTTGCCTGACTCAATCTTACCGTCACCATCGTAATCTTTTTCAGCTTTCTTTGCGTCAGCTGCTTTTTCCATTACATAGGCAGTGGTCTCTTTGATATTCTTCCACATTGCTGCGGCTGCTACTTTTTCGCCTTTTTCTTTGCTACCGTATTCTTTAGCGGCTTTAGCTGCTACTTTAGCAAAACCTTTACCTGGCTTACCAATGTCGCCACCTGCTTTAGCTTTCTTAACTGTAGCAGACTTTTCTTTCTTGCTTAGGCCTGCACTTGGTTTGCCTTCGTCTAATTCTTTAGACTTTGCTTCTTTTTCAGCAGCCTTGCCACTATAGTTCTTACCAGCAGTGTGCTTCAAACCTGTCTTGGTCTTGGTAGCTGTACCACCAGTTCCTGTTTTAAATGTGTCACCTGGCTTTGCATCTTTCTCGAAACCTTCTTCTAGATCGCTATCCTTCTTGGATTTCTTTTCTTCGTCTGATGCACCCTTACCACTGTAGTTCTTACCAGCTGTATGTTTTACACCTGTCTTAGTCTTAGTAGCTGTACCACCAGTGTGTGTCTTGAAAGTGTCGCCTTCTTTAGAGTCTTTGTCAAACCCTTCTTCTAGATCGCTATCTTTCTTAGATTTCTTTTCTTCATCAGCTGCGCCTTTGCCACTATAATTCTTACCAGCTGTGTGTTTTACACCAGTCTTAGTTTTAGTAGCTGTGCCACCAGTGTGAGTCTTGAATGTATCACCTTCCTTGGAATCAGAATCAAACCCTTCTTCCATTTCTTCATCATCTGGGATACCATTATTGTTCTTATCAAGACGCTTGCTAGCTGCATGGAATGCTTTAGCTTGGCGGTTGTAGCTAGCAACTTTGCTCTTAACATGATCAGGAACCATTGCACCTGGTCTGTGTACTACACCAGTACCACCACACTCTGCACATGGCTCATCACCGCCTGAAAGTACGCCTTCTTCAACGGCTACTTTTTCAGCTTGTGCAACTTTAAGTGCTCTTACTTTTTCTTTTGCTTCATTTAGACGAGCTTTAAGAACACGCTTTTGGCTTTCACTTAATGTGTCGCTGTTATCTAAATGGTGACCGTACTCGCTGAACTTCATTTCATATTCTAAGAAATGATAAACGCTAGCAATGTAGTCAGCAGCTTTGGTGATCTTAGCCTGTACCCATGCTTCTAGTTGGGTATCGTCTTGAATCTTATCGCCTAGCTTAGATGCGTAACTAGCTAGTTTCATTAAATCAGCTTTTGCCATTGCGCCTTCGCGGTCAATGCCACCTTCGTGGGCACCAACTACTTCTTGGCCACCAGCTGCTGGAACGCCCATTTCTGGTCCGCCCATTCCTGGTTCTGCAAATTCTGATAGTTTTCTCTTCTGAGTGGTCATGTTTAAACTCCGTATTCTTTATATTTAGCTTCTTTTGACAGTTCCGCCGCCGAATAAATTGGCGCCTTTTATGTCCAACCCATTTTTTGCAGTACCGTCTGGGTTTTTCGGTTGTACGACTTTAGGTTGAGGCGGTGCTTTAGTCCCAGACTGTCCACCCCAAGGATTGCCTAAGTAACTTTTCTTACCTCTTGCTTTTCCTGGGCTTAATTGTGGGGCATCAACAGTACCTATATTGGCTGCTGATGTTGCGCCAGCTGTCGCGCTCTCATCTAAAATAATCTCTGAAATCTTCATCTTTTATCTCCAAACCAGTGTTTAAACCATTCTTGAGTTCCTGGTTGAATGTTTTGTTCACGAGCAATTCTGCCCTTGTCATTTGTTTCAATTTTCGGTAACGATGCATTGAGATAATTTGCCAAAGCAGCTTCACTCCCCAACCCACCCATTTGACTAGCCGGCATCATTTGCCATATGGGGTCATCTGGGGACAAATAGCAGTCATCATTGGACTGTGGATTAATGTCAGTAGTAGTGATTCTAAACTGTCTCATATACCGTACTTGTTACGCTTTGGTTTCGCAACCGGGCTAACTGTATTTGTATCTGTAGGCTCTACGCTTTTGCCTCGTTTGCTCAATTCTTTACCATCTGTTGGGATAGTTGCAAATGCTTGCATCATCATAGCGTGTTCCATATCAGTGTATGGGAAAGCTACATTGTATTTTTCAATCCAACTTGCTGACGGCATATCGACAGGCTTATTGCTTCTGCCGTCAGCCATTGCTGTTGCCATCATAATACGGTTTAAATGATATGTTCGATCATATCCACCAATATCACGCATGATTAATGCGCCTTGGCTAGCATCATCCATGTGCTTTGGAATTTGTGACTCTGCAGGCTTCGCCTCTGATATAAATTCTCTCGCTCTCATGATTAGTCCTTATACTTGCCATCTTTAATATCTTGGCACACTACTTCACGAAGCTTGTTACATACTTCTTCGAGAGTTTTTTCATCTAACTGATCGGGCAATTCACGAATTGGGAATTCTTTAATATACTTCTTATACCCTTCTTCAACTGCTGATTTGAAGATCTTAGCAGATGGTTTCTTTTTACGCTCTGAAATATCAATGCACTTAGCAATACCGGGGAACGTGTGGCGACGGTATACGTGGTCGTCATGGTTTAGGAAATGGACAAGGTCTTCTGCCAAGTCATAGTTAATCTCGCGACCAGTTTCTGTCTTGGTCACGAAGTCATCGTCTTTAAAGAATTTGCCTTCAAATAGTTCACGAATACGCATATATCAACCCGAGTTATAATATGGTATTTATCGTTCGAAGGCTATTGCTATTTCTTAGTGATGCGCTCTACTTTAGCTATAGTACTGCCTAAATGCATCTTCGCCATAAGGAGAACGTTGTCTCCTGTAAGAAAAAAGTGTGATCCACCCCAACTGTGCGGTTTTAACATATCACGCTTGCAACTCTTTGTTAAAAGCACCTTATTTGCATGGGCTTCTGCCCAATCCACGAAGCTACTGTTCTCAGAAAGTGTTCTACCCATTGTTACCTTGTACTCGTAGTCACGTTTACTCATGAGAACTGTACCAGCAGTTAATGTAACCCCTTTTGCTGGGCTACTCACGTATTTCACGTTGTTTTCA